TCATCTGGAACGGAACCCTCGGAGCTGCGGTCTGGACATCCTGCCCCGCATGGATCCTCTGGGATCTGCTCACAGAATCGCGCTACGGTTTCGGCGACCACATCAAAGCCACACATCTCGATAAGTGGGCCTTCTACGCCGCCTCCAAATACGCCAACGAGTTGGTTGCGGATGGCTTTGGCGGTGAGGAAGCCCGCTTCTCTTGCAACGCAAACATCCAGACATCAGAGGACGCCTACAGACTCGTAAACGACCTCTTATCCGTAATGAGGTGCCAAGGCTTCTGGAGCGCTGGAGCGCTCACCGTCGTCCAAGACCGCCCAGCGGATCCCGCGTACCTATTCACCCTCGCCAACGTATCTAAGGACGGATTTGTCTACAGCAACTCCAGCCTAAAAACGCGACCTAATGTGGCCGTTGTAAGCTACTTGGATCTTGATACGCGCGATACAGCTTACGAAGTGGCTGAGGATGTCGAGCTTGTAAATAAGTACGGTGTCGTAAAAACAGAAATAAGCTCGTTTGCCTGCACAAGCAGGGGCCAAGCTAACCGCCTGGGACGCTGGCTAATCTACACTGAGCGCTACGAAAAAGACGTTGTTACGTTCCAGTCCGGGCTGGAGGCTGGGCAAAAAATCCGTCCCGGTCAGATCATCAAAATCTCCGACCCCCTCTACGCTGGTTCGCGCCGTGCCGGTCGCATTGCCGCAGCGACCAGCACACAAATTACAATCGACAACGCAGCAGAAACCGATCTAAGCGGTGCGGCATCAAGCTCCCTTGTTTCTGTAATTCTGCCGGATGGAACGCTAGAAACCAGGCAGGTCTCCACAATCGCAGGCGGTGTAATTACCGTTACACAGCCCTTCAGCATCACACCCAATGCAAACTCGATCTGGGCGCTGGAGACCTCGATCGTAGAGACAACCCTATGGCGCGTCTTAGGAATAAAGGAAGAAGACGGCTCCCAATACGCAATAACCGCAATAGCTTATAACCCTGCGAAGTACGCTTATGTGGAGGATGCGGTGCCGCTTCAGCCACGGCAAGGCACTCAACTAAATCCACTTCCGCCGGCCCCCCAGAATGTGCGTGGTACGGAGATCGACTTCGACCGCAACGGTGTAACCGTCAAGAAGCTCACGTTCTTCTGGACGGCACCCCCTGGCATCGGACAGTTCAGGGTTAAGTACCGGCCCGAGTCGGACTATTTTGTGACCGTAGACGTTCAGGGTTTCGTGTTTGACGTAGAAAACCCCAAGCCCGGTAAGCATTACATACAAGTATCCAGCATTTCGTCTAGCTCAAACCTTAGTCAGGCTGTTCTGGGCGAATACACAATAGGCCCCTACGTAGTTACCGACTACGTTGACGCGGACTACGGAACCGCGTAAGCTCTGCCTATCGGCTGTCACTTCATGGCTGTAAAGAGCAAGACCGGCACCGCTCGCGTCGAGCACGTACCAGGCAAGCCCAAGCGCACAAAACAGGGCCAGGGGAAGCACAGCAAACCCAGCCACGGCCGAAAGCTGCGCTGCGGCCAAGGTAAGCCGTAGCGCTGCGCTACAGCGCCGCCGCTGTGCAGAGCCGCTGCCTATGCAAGCCTTGCGGGCTAGGCTGCTTATGCGACACCTCCACTTATGGCCGCCCCTACTCCTGAGCAAGTAACCGGCATCGTGGCCTCCTTGCTGGCCGGCTCCGAAATCCTCAGCCTCCTGCCTGGCGTCAAGGCCAACGGCTGGGTTCAGCTGATCCTCGCCGCACTGCGCGGCATCGCATCCCGTAAGCGCTGAGTCCATGGGCGAGCCATCGCACGGCGAGATCCTCCGCGCCATTGGCGTGTTGGAAGGCCAACTCAAGCAGCTGCTCGACGCCGCCATCGCCGACAAGGGCGAGCGCAGCAGCTTGGGCGTTCGTGTTGGCCGCCTTGAAACGCGCATGGCGCAAGTGGTAATCCTCGCAGTGCTTGCTGCAATGCTTAGCCCCATCATTTGGACCGAAATCAAAGGGGCCTTTGCTTACCGGCAGCCTATGCCCCAACACACGCACCGCCCATGACTTCCGGCCCACTGCGCTTAGTTGACCTATTCAAATTTTACCGCGGCCTTCCCCACCAAATGGCTTCCATAAGTGAATTGGAAGCGGCCATCAACAAACGCGCTCCCCAACTCCTAAGCCGAGACCAAGACTGGTTCAAGACCTGGAGCGTCCCAGGCAAGCAGACCGACCTGGCCGCAGCGATTGAGCTGATCAAGGAGTTTGAAGGCTGCCACCTTAGCGCCTATCCCGATCCGCTAAGCGGCGGCGATCCTTGGACGATCGGTTACGGCACAACGCGCTATGGCGCTGGCGACCCCGTAAAACGTGGCGACAAAATCAACGTAATCGAAGCCGATATGCTTCTCCGCCTTGAGGTGGACCGCATCGCCGAACGTCTCCGCTCCACCATCCCAACCTGGAACGCCTTAGGCGACCCACAACGCTGCGCACTTGTAAGTTTCGCTTACAACCTAGGCGCCGACTTTTACGGTAAGCCTGGGTTCGACACCATCAGCGCAGCGCTGCGCGACAAGGACTTTGCCGCCGTACCAGCGGCACTGCTGCTCTACCGCAACCCTGGCACGAACGTCGAAGCCGGCCTACTGCGCCGCCGTAAGGCCGAAGGAGCACTGTGGCAAAAAGGAACCCCGCAACTGCAACAGCAGGGCATTTTGTTGCGCGTCCCTTATGAGGCGCAGAACGACAACGCCAGCGGCACAGGTTACCGCGAATGTTTCAGCAGTAGCGCTGCCATGGTAAGTCGGTTCTACGGCAAAATCGCCAACGATAATGCTTACAACAAGATACGCGCCCGTTACGGCGACACCACCGATGCACAAGCGCAGATCAAGGCGATGCAATCGCTGGGACTTAACGCGCGGCTGCGCACGAACTGTAATCCCGCTGTAATTGACACCGAATTAGAGGCGGGGCGCCCCGTGATGGTCGGCTGGCTGCATAAGGGGCCTGTCGGTGCGCCTACCGGCGGCGGCCACTGGAGCGTGATCATCGGCGCAACCAGCGGCGCCTACATCCACAACGACCCGAATGGCGAGGCCGACATGGTGAACGGCGGCTACCTCAACCACACCAAAGGTGCCGGAATCGCCTACAGCCGTAAAAACTGGTTGCGTCGCTGGGAGGTTGATGGCCCCGGCACCGGCTGGGCAATGCTTGTAAGCCACGCATGAGGCAGTACGTCCTAGAGATCGAGTACACAATCGTCGTCGAAAGCGAAGACGACGATCCCGAAACCGTAAGTGACGATTTCGCCTCCCGTCTCACAGAGTTAGCTCCATCGAACGACCATATCTTAGGTCTTTCGGTCAACGTTCTACCCATCCCGGAGTTGCGTGGATCATCAGATTGATGGCACATCTCTCGTCCCCAAGCGCTCCGCTAAGCAACGGTTTAGGCAGCAAATTTTTGAGGCATGGCAACATTGCTGCGCCTATTGTGATGCCGCCGCCGATACCTTAGATCACGTCAAACCACGGCATAAAGGCGGCAACACCGTCGTCAGCAACTTAGTTCCTGCGTGTCGTACCTGCAACCGCAGCAAGGGCAGCGAGAACTGGCACGACTGGTTTACCGCTCAATCGACCTGGACCGTAGCACGCGCAGCAAGGATTCAGGATTGGTTGGACGACTAAGTAGCTGCTGGTAGAACTCAACGGCTTTCCAATCCTCCACGAAGTCGCGTTCCATCCCCACGTAGCTCACACGCCACACCGGCGCACCAGCGCCATCTATGCGTTGTAGACGAGGTAAGCCCATTGCCTTAGCATAAGAGGCAAGCCTTCGCGCCCCCGGTGTTTCAATGGCTAATGAAGACGCTGCCTTACCCTCAACACATTGGCTCGTACCCGAACTCGATCTGCAGACACAACTGCGCTTAGAGCTGGACCGCCGCACCGCCGCCAAGCTAAGCCGCGACGAACTCTCAGTCCTAGTAGACAAGCTAGTTGTTGACTGGTATCACCGCAGTGCGCTTATTGACAACCTCCTAGGGCGCATACGCAGCATGGAGGTCGAACTGGCCCTGCTAATGGCAGAACCCGGCCCTGCTGCCCCAACCGAAGAACACTACGAGTGGGCCGCCGACCTCCTACGCGACCTAGGCCACTAAGCTGCGCCGCTTAGCGCTAAGTCGCACGGCATCCGCGACACTACTTATCAAGCCAAAACGCCACACAATCCTTAGCGTGCTTACCGCCGCTGCGCTTGCCCTCGGGGAAGCCCAGGCCGCACGATCCCTCGACGAACTGCCAGTGGATGCACTGCTGGCAGCGCGTTTTTCCATTCGTCGCCACCAGGGCATCGGCGTAGAGCTGCTCGGCCTCCATAAGTGCCGTTTCCAGTTCCGTACCACGCAACGGCAGCTCCAGCACGCCCTGCTTTGTCCGCAGCCGCAGCATCCACCCCTCAGCCTGGGGGATCAGCACCATCCTGCCCGAGTGGTATCTGAGAGACGGCATGAAGCAGCTGCTCTAATGTTCCATCGTTCTCAATATAACGCGCAAAATGGGGCCAATCATCTAGGCTTCCCTCCGAAGCGTGCGTGTGCGTATTAACCATCCCTTTACGAGTAATCTTCCACATCTCACCACCTAAGCTGCGGATCAGCTCTGCTTCGTTCTCAAACCTTACGTCGTCCACAACAACGTACTCGTACCGCTTAATACGCGCTTGCCATACACGCAGCCACACATCAGGCGCTATGCAAGTTCTCCCCCATTCCGTGCCCAATGTCTGCAGTAGGTGGCGCGTACTAACACCTAAGTCGGCGAGCACAATCTCCTTATCGACGTAAAGCCGCTGCGCAGCTTGTTCCGGCGTATAGCCGATACTTACAAGCAACGGAAACACCATTTCCTTCAACGGTTCTGCGAAGGGCACCCGCACAAACACGCTGCGCTCCAGCGCATGACTAACCACCGTCTTACCGCTACGAGGCGCAGGAGAATAAAGGCCAATAAGCTTAGTCATACAAGCCTCACTGATTTCAAACGCAGACGCATTTTAAGGTGTGCAGCTTCAATGCGCTGCCTAATGCGTTCTCTTGAAACATTGTCCTCAGCTGCGATGCTCGACAGTGACATCGGTTCGCCGCCATTAAGCCCGTATCTGCGCTGGATCGTAAGCAGTTCGCCTTCAGTTAGGCAGGCGAGGGCGATCTGGAACATTGCACTTTTCTCATCCTTCTCCATGCAGTCCTTCTGCCTATCCAGCGAATCGGTGTCAGGGATAAGCTCCAGGATCGGACTACCCGTCTCACTTACCAGGGCATCGAGGCTGCGATGCCAGGCGTTCCGGGCTAGCAGCGTCTGCATGTGCGCAACCTCAACATCTGCCTCCTCCGCCATCTGCGTAAGCGAAGGCATCTTGCCGTGCTCCTGCAGATGCGCCTTCTGGAAGCGCACCACCTTATACACCTTGTCGAGTCCGTGCTGCGGCACACGGATAAGTCGCTCCTTAGCGTCAATGCCCCGCGTAATTGCCTGCCTTACCCACCAGTAAGCGTAAGTGGAGAACTTGTAACCCTTACTGCTGTCGAATAGCTCAACGGCGCGTGTAAGCCCAAATGCACCTTCTTGCACTAAGTCCATAAGTTCCATGCCGCTGCCATTCAGCCGCCGCGTGTACTGCTTAGCAACACTGACAACCAACCTAAGATTGCAGTTAATCAGCTTGCGCTTAGCGCGTTCAGCCACCTTAAGTGTGCGCTTCTCTTGAGCACTAAGTTCCTGCTTATCGGCTAGGGCAGTGCCGCATTCGATTTGACGCGCTAGTTGAATCTCCTGTTCCGCGGTAAGCAGCGGATACCTAGCGATTTCGTTTAAGTAATCCTTAACAGAGTCGGTCATAAGCTTGATGGGGATTTGCGTAGGTTACCAAGCAACGCGGCTAGGCGCTGCAGCTTACTCTTGCCCTGGTGCGAGTAACTTTACAGTTCGTCGCCTGCCGGCCTTTTCGATCCACCGAAAAGCATCGCTGGGCAGAAGCAGCTCAGGCGCCTGGAGCGTGTACCAGCGATGCTCACACGCCTGGCAGTGCCTCCTCCGCACGATTTGATCACCGTCGGCATACGCCGTCATGACAACGCTATTGCGCTGGCACGCACATCCTGGGCATCGCATAAGCGCTAAATTACCGTCTTAGTGTTGAATTGGGGGTCTGATTCGTCCAGACCATGGGCCAGCGGGTCGAACGAGCCTTCGACATTAGCATCCCCAACAGGCGCTGGAACGTCCCCCTTTCTCTTAGCGTCCATGTCCACTAAGCTGCTAAGCCATGAGTCCAGCGATTCGCGCATAGGTAGCCCCTTCCCAACACTTAGGAAGCGGCGCAGCTCCTTCACGTCGCGCACAAACACCGAAGCACCGCTGGAATAGGCGATAAAATACCGCCCATTGTAATCGCGCCCAGTCTCGACAGACTGGTGCAGACTAAGCCGCAGTGTGTCGCGCTTCACTGCTCAGCCTCCCGCTTAGGCACCGGCTCGATAGTCGTTACGCAGTGCCGCTCAATGATCAGCTTGTGGGGGCCATCTTGCAAGTAGGTCTGCAGGTAGCGATTCCCTTCTCGTTGAACATCCTCCAGGCTGTCGGCAGATCCTCCGGCCTGCCACTCACCCTCGGCATCGTGCAGTTCCCAAGCGTAGTGAACGTCCTCCCGCTTAGGCACCGGCCCGATGGCGGGGCGGCCATAGCGAGCGAGGACGGCGCGGGCGAAGTCCAGCTCTCTTTTGTACTCTTCGACGTGGTAGCAAGGTGTTGCTACTCGGTAGATACGCAACAGCTCCTCATCCGTCGGCCCCTGCGGCTCGGGCTGGGCCAGTTCGTAGCGGGCGCGGACCATGGGGCCAGCAATGTCGTCGCCTTTTATCCAGGCTCCGACCAGCTCAGCGCACAGCGCTCGCCAGTTGGTGGGGGTGAAGTCAGTCATCGAGTTGCTCCGCTTCAATGTTTTGCTTCAAGATCCATGTCGTCAGCTCTGCTACTTCATCGTCAGTGACCAATCGCTCCAGTTCGAGCCGAACAATGCGATCAGGTTCAACAATTAAGCGAAGCCCGGTGACGCCTTTGCACTCAATGCCAAAAGCTGCAAGCAGTCCTTTGATTTCTTGGCTGTGGCCTGTTAGGTACGTCATTCGGGCAGTTGCTCCAGTGCGCGGCGAATTTGAGAGAGATCCACGCCTTTACCCTCAAGCCCTAGGTCGGCGTTGAGCGTGTCGAGCTGAAGCAGCGCTACCCGCTTCAAGCTCGGCGGCTGGGGGCGCATTGCTTCTTTTAACAATTCACCCACTGGGGTAATCCGCAGATGCGGCTCATTCAGAGCATTGTGATCTAGCCACTTTGCGTCTTCTGCAAGTTGCTGGTCGGCGCCCCATTGGGCAGCGCGGGTGGCAATATGAAATTCATAAAGCCAATCGCGTTCGTCGTAACATTTCTCAGAAGCCCACTGCTCCATAAGTTCGCGGGGTGGCACGGCGTAGTCAGTCATGGGAGCAGTACCGAGGGTGGAGGTTGCCGTCTTTAGTAGTAAAACCAGCCTCAAACAAAAACTGTTTGGCAGCTTCTTTGTCGCCGGACAAGGCACGAGTTAGCAGGCATGGGGCGTTAAGTTCAGCAGCGAACTCTTCTAGTGTGTCAACCGTGACCCCGTGCCAAAACTCGTCACCGTCGCTGTAGGTATCCCAGGTGGCAGCCAGATGCAGCAGGACATTGGCAATACCTTCGCGGACACTTTCGCCTTCTTCAAACTCTTCGATTAGCCGCTGAGCGCGGGATGTGAGATGGTCAGTCATAACAGGGCTCCAGTGCTACGCGAAGATTCTTGCGGCCAATACCGAACGTGCCCCATAGTTCCCAGTACCGATCAGCCAGCCACTGGCGCTCCGACGGCTGGCTATTGATCCACCAGAACGGGCCGATATACCCGTGCTCGGAGGTGATGTCGATCATCGCCCAGCCTCCCGCTCAAGCACGGCCGCTGCAACTAAGTCGCCGTCATGCTGCTCACGCAGCCACGCCGCCACCTCGCGGATTGCGGCGCGGGCCATGTCGCCTTGCTCCTTGACGC